CTCCCCTGCAAGTAATAAACTCGCAAACCGTTGCCCAGCCCAATTTGTCCCACACCATAGTAGCAGACAATTCGGCAACGGCCTAGCCGGGTCCCCCCGACGAATTAAGACGCACGTTAGTCCTATGCGCCAGATGATCCTTGGTGGTTGTTAACCCCTTAACGCCTGGAATCGGCGACTACCTTCGGTTCTGGACACAGTAGTGATGCCCGCCCTAAACCGGCAACCTGGAGAGAAGGGCAACATCCAGATCCGCCATTGTTTTCGATGTCAGGTACATAGGTCTAAACCCGTTGGGGTACTTCAGTAGCACAGCAGTTGCTGTCGACGTGCAGGTGGGTAAAACCCCTGTTCCCTGCGCTTCCCTCCTACGCAGCTATAAACCGTGACCGCCTAAAATTCCCTGTTCCATCAAAGGAAGGGGGCCTGCGCAGAAACCTACGGGAGTGTGCACTGCGCTCTAGCACAACATCCCAATACTCCCAGGGTTCGGCTCGGGGTATTTCTCGTCCACGACTGGTGAGGTCGTTTAAGGGGCCCATTACGATACACACTCCACCACTTGAGCAGTAACCATGGCGTCACCCAGGACAGGGCACCGTAGAGGCGACCAGGCACCGTGTCTCGGCCTCCCATCTGAACCTCCGACAAAGGGCTCTTCCCGACCAGCGACAAAAATCGCGGAACTTCGTTCCAATGGGTCTTTTGCACCGGTTCCAAGCGTGGGAAGCGGGCCTGACGCTCCATTGTTCACTGGCGGCCATTATGCATTGCTGCAAAGGCTGGTCGCCTCGTCGTCGGGTCAGCGCATTACCTGAAGGTTGGCGGCTTAGACCGCACCCCTACAGGAAAGAGGCACTTAAAGTTCTCGTCACACACCCAAATGTGTCGGTTCTAGAAGGCGTAAACTGCCTGTTTTAGAGTGCTGTAGCTCTAGTCACGGCCGGGGCAACGGCAACCCCTATACCGGTCACTAAGCACAATGTCTAAGCCTCAAGCCCACTCCCTCCGCCTAAAGAAAGGCTTACACGCAGCCTTCGGAGTACACGCCGCGGCGTCGAGCATCCGTGTGATCAAATCACGGTATGTCGTAACCCAGGCCTGGGGAAATGTGGACTGTTCGACTGATACGACCATGAAGTTGGCTCGAGTCCTTTCACCATTTCTACCGGAACCTGCCACCACAGCAGCAACTACTCCTACCATTCCCCCACACCAACTAGAGGGTACTCGCTTAAATGGAGCTCCACTGATTGTCTCGTTGTCGGGAGAAAACCCGAACATGGTTTGGCGGGGATAAACCCCGACAACAGAGGCAATCAGCTTCCTTCATTACAAGTCCACGGAAAGCAATGGCTTTGTTTCCCGACTGACGAGTTCAAGAAAGAGCATCCAAACTATTGCTTCATCCACCCAACGGGTGTCAGCAAAAGCAACTACCGCCCCTCTAGTGTGTCTCACCATAGAACCAATCAACCAACCCAGGGCGTGCATCGAGCACGGCGCCCTCCCACGGAGATTCCTCAGGGACCCAAGTCACAGCCTTGTCGACAAGTTTGACCTGCGAGAGGTAGCTCTCAATTAGGAGTTGCCTTTCGGGACTAATCCCAAAGGCGCGCTCAAAGCTCAGCCTTGAAAGGTTAGTGGGTTCTACGAACCGGGCCGAATGGAGAGTGTCTATTCCCACACCGCGCGCTTGGTACTCTCTCTGCACTTGCTCTTGCAGAGGCATGGTAGAGTCCGTAATGCTCAGTAGGCGAACAGCAAGATATTGGACAATAGGGAGACCGGCAGTGAGAGCAAGCTCACACATTGCGACCGATCTAACATACTTCCCTATCTGACTGCGCTCATTAATGTGGTGATGATTGGAGAACATCTGGCTAAGGATTTTCCTCCAATCTCTTACCATGACCCATTTGTTAGCGGTCACTTGCACAGGCGCAGACTGCCCAAAACGCACCTCTTCATAGGTCACAACGGGACGTTCTAGGACCATCTCATGTCCTGAAATTTCGAGGGCCAACGGTGCGAAACACCGCAAGACCAGAGGGACGGACTCTGGGCGCAGGAAGACTAGAGCGTTGTCACCATCCGCCAAAGTGTCGAATGGTACCTTGAGGCGCCTAAGCACCGCGACAACGACGCACAACATGACAATGGTATTACCCATGCCAGTGTTGAAGTCTCCGCTTGCGCGACCGCCCTCTCTGGAGAATCGCACACCATTACTGGTGTAGCCCTCGTTCATGCGTTGGCGAGCCATCAAACGTGCAAGCTCGGGGTCACCTCCGTACGCCGCTAGGTATACCGAGGCTTCCTGCTCCAACTGCCAAACGTCCACGTGTGCCTCAAAGGCACTGCCATCCACCTCAAAGCACACGCACTCACCCATCAACTTGAATTTCTTGAGAATCAAGTTGGCGCGTTGCTCTCCATTCAGCCCCTTAGCCACAACCCTGGTATTCGAACCCCCGAAGAGCCGCCGAGCTGTGAGATAACCCCACAACCAATGCTCAAACGGCTTGAGGAAGCTGGCTAAAGCTAAGTTGTACCTAGGACTCCTTGGGAAAATCATCCTAGGCTTGCCGTACTTAGCCAAACCAAACTTCTCAGCCTTCAGAAAAGCTCCTAACAAAGAGTCGGCCCCAGTAACCGGGCCATCAACTCTAAGAGACCTTTCTGCCTCGAGGTATCTACGGCGAAGTAACCCTGTATAAGATTCCGCCGTTTCCAGGTGGGTCCACTTATAACCGCCGTAACGCCTCGCAATGTTCCTCAGCTTACGAAACTGCTGAAGAACCGGCAATCGAGAACGAACATCGGCCAGGGGGGTTGGGCCCAGAGATCGCTTGAGTAAGGCGGCGACCTCGTTGTGGTTGCAGTTGGCGTGGACTGAGGGCACCCAACATCCCTCGAGTTGTGGTATCCACGCCGTGTACATCCTCCTCCGCCGCTTAGGGTCACAGCCAGGCTCTACTTGATAGACTAACTGGGCGTTTTCCCGGAGTGGAAGATCCGGTATTCCTTGACAAACGCCTAGTAAGCAAGCCTGGCTATCCTAAACATTGGAGGTCCACCAATTAGCCGATGGGGGCCCGACGACAAAACTCTCTGCTTGGAGAAGTTTCTGTGCACTTGTTTCCACTCGACTAGGATGGTGGCAAAGTGCAACCGAGGCCGCTAAAGTATCAGCGGTTTGTTCCTCGGTGAAACAACTCTTCTTGCACCACTCAACCGCGCGAACCTTTAATGCCTGTACAAGGCTGGCTCCACGAGCGCGGAAGGTGCTGTAAGCAGAAAGTCTGGCAAGGAGGGCAGGATACAACGGTACAACGGACCCGTTGATTTCCGCCAGGACGTAAGGATGTTCCAAAACCTCGTCCGGGGCATCCTCCTTGTCAGAAGGTCGAAGGGTTTCCAGCATTCCCCCCCCAAGGAACTTCACTCGATCACCCCACGCAGCTACAAAGGAATGCAGTGAGCTGGGGGCAAACTCACGGGAGAGGTCTGGTGTCCACCGTCCCTTGAGCAGCTTGCCCAACTCTTTGCAGTCCTTGTCCGGGTTCAAAGAAAGAACCCAGCGCGCGCGTGACCTAAGCCTGGCGCCAGCCGACGCCTCAGACACCTTCCTGATGCCTGGTCCGGATTGGGTTTGCCCTAATTCCCGCACCTGTTGCTGAAGCAGGCGCTGGGCGGAGTTCTCCAACTGACTCCAATGTACAGTCTGACCGGATTTGCCAAAGACCCTTACGTCGGTTACGTCTTCGACAACAGACTGTGTTGCAGCTGCGCCCTCATCCTTCCGGGGGAAGAAACCGGAACGGATGTGTAGTGGCTTCCAGCCCTGTTCCACCATCCCTATTTTAACCTTGCAACCGAAAGCATCGGTGTCGGTAGGGTGGTACAGTGGTCGCCGCGCTACAAATCCGCGGATGAATTCCGAACCTCGCCTTAGCTTGGAAAGGAATGTAGGGACGCATCTTGTCTGCTCGAGGGCCCAGCCCCTCCTGCAGTTACTAGGAGGAAGGCGCACCACCGGCAACGGTTTACCAACAAGTGAATTTTGGTAATGTCGCCAATTTGGTGGTTGTCGCGACTGGGCCCGTTCGGGCTTTGGGTTTATCACCCGGGCTGCAACACCGGGTAACCGGACTCTAACCGAACGAGGATCGAGTGGTAGGCCCACAATGGAGTGCCCGACCTCGTGCAACAAACGGGTTATTTCCGCAGGCCCGCCTGCGCTAAAGGAAAAGTCTTCCATTAGATTCATAGTGGTGAAGGCCACCACCCCCTGTATACGCCAGACAACGTGTGCTTTAGCACAATCAGAGCAAATGTTGCATGGGGC